TCAAGATAAGCGAGCGCGCTGTATATGCCTTGGCTCATCGTCTACCTCTCTTGATCTTCGCTGTGAGCTCTGCCTGTACCGCAGACACTAACACATTTACATCGCGAGGAGATAGGCCGATAAAGGGTCGATCAGCGTGCACATCATACCCATAAGAGCGCACGCGATTAGTGAGCCCGATGATAAATCGCGCGTCGGTCGCCTCCATTAACACGAGGTTATTGAGCATCGCACCAGACAAGACGAGATCAACCAGCGCGCTCGAGCCTGCGCCATAGCGTCGACTCTTGACCTTGTACTCTCGATACCCCCCTTGATAATAGACGCTCTGCCCGGTGCGCGAGACTCGCCCACCTTTAGGGCTCAAGACTGCGCTCGATCGAGGAATGTAGATCGGGTTTGTCGAGTATGGCTTGAAAGGCTTGCCATCTGCGTCGATACCCTTGCTCGTGCGTAGCTTAATCGCTGCGACTGTATTCAGACCGAGACGAGCTGAGTCGCGCGCAGTCCACAGAGACGAGGGCAGATTCAGCCTGACTTTAGCGTGCATCTCAGTGCCTCATGCCTCGGGTCGGTGTGAAGGTCTTATCGTACTCCGTCTTGCTGTAAGATCGCCAGCTTGCGCGCATATCACGCCAGGTTCCCCCCTGCTTAGCGATGTCAAGCTCATCATCATCGACGATATTATCACCATCACGATCGAGGGCGAGTGAGCGCAGGCTGATCTCGAGGAGCTGTTGACAACGCTCGCGCATAGCGTTCGCTGCGTCTAGCTGATTCATCGACTCATAGACACGAGCTGCTGTGCAGTATGCGTGCGCGTTAGCAAAGCTCGTCGCGTTAAAGATCTCATCTTCTGTTACATCAACCTCGTCTTTGAGGTGATCACGAATCACGAGAATGATCTCTTGTAGAGCTGCATCGATCTGAGCATCAAACGAGCTCTGGCGACGTGGGATCATGTCAGCCAACTGAGGAAACTGCCCAACGAGATCATCGTGCGATAGACCGGTGTCAAAGGGTCGAGGCGTGATCTTGAGCAGACCCTTTGCAAGCTTGGTGTCGAGCTGTTGACCGAGGTCAAGCACATAGCTCACCTGCCAAGGGTAATACCCGGTCGTGTCTGTGATAGTGGTTGATACAGTCGCGTAATACATGCCAAACACGAGCAGGGCACTCTCGCTCAGGTCGATCTCTCGCGATAAGGGCTCAGCCAAGATCGCAGTCGTGCCAACCATGCGCACCACCGACACCGAGTAAATGCAATCGCCCTCGGTCACAAGGTAGGCTTTGACTTGATCTGCTTGCAGTGCAGTCGCTTGCGCGTTCACTGTGAGCGTGCGTCGATCGTTAGCGATAGCAGATACAGTCGCATCGGCTCGGCTTGCTGTCATAGTGACAGGCGACGCACTGCCGACTGTGAGCGATGGCGCTGAGTCGAGAGGCCCAGGTGCGACCCATTCAAAGGTGAGCGTCTGCCCTGTAATGCTCTTGATCATTGTCTGCCTCCTGCGTTGGCTTTCGTTATATCTGCGTTAGTCGCTCGTGTGAGGCCGGCAGCCTCGACAAAGCTCTCGGTCACAGGCGACCAACTGTGCCGGCAATTATACCCACCACACGACGTCTTGACCGGTAAGCCTTGCCCATTATCAAGACGATTCATCTGCGTCTCACTTACGACCTTATTGATTAAGGGTCGACAGAAAGCGCGCGTAACGCCATCGCGAGGGCCGGTGTAAAGATACAGGTCAAGATCAAAGGCTTGAGCTGCTGAGGCAGTCACAGCACGACCGAACTGTGAGAGCTCAGTGTTGACCTGTGTCATCTGCGTACCAACGATCGACTCTAGTCGTTGATCCATCGCCTTTATCGCGCTCGCCTTTGGTACGCCAACAGTCATACCTTCGAGCGCTGTGCGCGTTGCCTGTAAGGTGCTCGGCAAGATGACATCTTGAAACACCTGATCAGCAGTCGCGAGCTTAAGCGCGTCGATGCTCGGCAGCTCTGCCGGATCAACTGCGCCTATAATTGTCTGAAGCGTATCGAGCGCAGCCGCTGCGACTGCATCTGATGCGCCTATAAAATCATCGACTGCCAAGCCCAGACCACTCGCAAGTATAAACTCGCTCAGCTCGTCTCGACTCAGCATAAGCAGCTGCTCGGCTGAAGTCAGCTCAAGTGCGCTCGATAAATTAGCACTTAGCTCTCGATGCGATCGCTTAAGTGATCGTCGAAAGTCTTTGTCTGCTTTGACCGCAATCTTTAAGGCTGCGATCTTAGCAATAAGTATCTGCCTCTGTGGCCCCTTGGTGTCACGAAGCTGCGCTGAGAGATCATCGATCGCTATTTGATCGGCATCCTTCTCAGCGAGCGTCGTGATATGAGGGCGACCACATGAGCAGAGCACTGATCACCTTATGCGAGGCAGTTAGTCAGGACGAACCCTAGGTCACTGTCGATCACCTTGAAGAGGTGAGACTCGTCTGCCCAGACGTTGCGACGAGTGAGGTCGAGCGCGTCGTACTGGCCAGCCTTCATGCCCTCAAACTCCATGTTAGCAGCTGCGATCGGCATCATGCGAACACCTGAGCGAGACTGCACAGCGTCGGAGCCGTGGAGGATACCCATGAAGAGAGAGTCACGAGTCCACACATAGCCCTCGCTTGAGCTCGCGCCAGGCACTGCGCTGTCAACACGAGCGCCACCGACGAGGATGTTAGGGATCCCGAGGATGTCGCGAAGAGTGTTGATAACTGCCTCGTCGCTCAAGATGAGGTTCCCAGAGGCGACGCCATTTGGAGTTGTGCCTGCTTGGAAGTACCCACGAAGCTCAGGAGAGCGAGCGAGCGCCCTGAAGAGATCGCGACCCATAACGAGCGAGTCTGGGTTGATGCCATGTGCGTTAGCGAACACAGTATCCTTGAGCTGATGCAGGTAGCTGAGAGGCTCAGCACCGGCAGCGTCAAAGGTGCCCCCGAACTCAGAGGTTGAGTCGTTGCTGTTAAAGTTAGCAGTCCCGAAGAGAGTGTTAGCTGCGCGCTGCTCTTTTGCGAGCTTCATGACACGAGCGACTTTCTTGACGATGCGAGCCTCCTCGCTCCCAGGGTACTGAGAGTCAATGATGTCTTCCATCGCGATCGAGTCCTCAGCAGAGTAGATCTCACAGCGATAAGTCGTGCTCGTGCGATCAAAGCCACCGATGCGAGCGCGTGATGCACCGGGTGCGCGCTCGAGATCGAGCCCTGCGCCTGCGCCCATAAAGTTGCGCGAGGTCTCGAGTAGGAGCGTGCCGGAGCGCTCAGGCACCTTGATATTCTCGCAGACCTTATCAGCGATGAGGCTTGCGTCGCTAGGGACTGCCTCAGCGACTAGGTTGCTTAGGATCTCGTCGACGGGATGGATATTGCGATATGAACTAGCCATTTGGGATCACCTCCTACTTAAGCGAGTGGTGCGAGGCCACGGTTGAACAGGATAAAGAACTGCTCGTTGAGGCTTGCGCTTGTCTGGTTGATGTTGGGGAGGCTGAAGCCGACAGGGTAGTGAGAGCTTGCAGCTGCCTGCACCTTGCCACCGGTGGTCACTGCGAGGACAGTTGCCGAGGTGAGGGTGAGAGAGCCACCAGCGATCACGCGAGACTCGCCTGAGATAACGACGTCAACGACGTCACCTGCATCGCCTGCGCGCTGAGCGACTCCGATGATGGTGTTAGCAGTTGGGTCGGTTGCGACTGTGATTTTGCCGTCTGAGTCAATGGCGACGAGCGCGAACTCAGTCACAGCAGATGCACAAACAAAGGTCTTGATGATCTGATTCATGATCACGCTCCTTAGTTAAAGACGCTGTTATATGCGTCTGGGTTATTGGTACGGAATAGATTGAGAGCCTCGCTGAAGTTAAGCCCCTTCTCTTCAGCGAGGAGCTTGACCTGCTCAGCTAGGGTCGCCTTGTTAAGCTCAGCACCTGAAGCGCCATGGCCAATCTCATTAAGAGGGACCGCGCTTGAAGCTGGGCGCTCGCTAAACATCTGCCAGAACTCAGGCATGTTCTCGCGAACATCCCAAGCGCGAGCGGCTGCTGTCTCCTCGCTTGGGCTGACCTTACCCTCGCGTAAGAGAGACGCGACTGCCTCACGACGCTCGACGTCGCGCTTCTCTGCCTCGATCACCTCGAGGCGCTCAGAGAGCTTCTGATTTTGCGCGCGAAGTTGCATGACCTCTGCAAGCATGTTCGGCTCAGCAGACTCGCTCAGCTTTGCAGGCTCGGTCATCTTCTTCTCTTTGTCGTCATAGCTGTCGCCCATCTTCTCGGGCTCAGCCTCTTTCTTGACCTCGTCCTCGGCTGGCTTCTCAGCATCAACCTCGACCTCGATCTTTGCCTCGTTCTCAGAGGTCATGTCTTTTACCTTCTGCTCGAGCTCTTGCACCATCGCGTCTTTCGCAGCGAGGGCAGCACGAAGCTCGTCAATGTTCATAGACTCAAGATCCATGTTCACTTGCTCCTGTTCACTTAGTGTTACCCGATCAATGCGATCATGCGATTGAGCAGGTCTTGGGGTTAAGGTGACAGCGAGCAGCTGAGCGTCGCCCACTTTGTCGCCACCATTACGAGTATAAATCTCACCATGCAGATATTCGGGCGAGCTCCACAGCACACCACCTGCCTCTTGCACGACTTTAAGGCCGCGCTCATTGTAAGCAGGCACTGCATAAAGCCCATCTTCGCGCAGGTCGAGATCGATGATCATGCCGAGCGCGTTGCCCGACTCAGGGGGCGCAGGTGTACCACCGGCAAAGGGCGAGGTCGCATGTTGCCAGTCGATAATCACTGGGTCTGCGTCGCGTCGGTCATAATAGACGCGCACCATTTCCTCGAGGAGCTCCTGCGAGACAGGCGCACCGATCGCCTCACCATTCATGCGCGAGCTGACTTGACCGAGCGCGAGCGTCTTAAACGGCTTGCCGACTGTGAGACCCTCGGGCACATCATAGGTCTGCTCTGCTCTGACTTGAATTGCCTCGCCATAAGCGCGAAGCGTTGCTTTCTTGTCTGCTGTATCCATTTGACTCACGACCTTTCGAGCCCAAGAAAACCCAGCATCACCACCCCAACCATCCCAAGCTTGTCGGCCTTTGCCGTAGCTCTCCCAGGTCGAGCCCTGCTTGTCGACCTCGTGACGCTGAAAGTAAGAGAGCATCCTGCGCACAGTCTCAGGTGATAGCGTCTTGCCTGCGATCAAGTCACGAGCTCGCGCGATACCTACCGGTGTCATGCCTCTCTCGCTTGGTGGCTTGTCAGCACGACGACGCAGAGCGCGCTCGGCTGCCTTGCTTGCACCCTGTGGAGGCTTGAAATCGATGTGATCATATTTCTTAGGAGCGAGCAGAGCTGCCTCTGACTTTGCCTCGGTCTTTTGAGGATGACCTGTAGGCAATAAGTCGAGGTCGCCTGTGTATGCCTCTTTACGCTCACCTGTGCCGACGAGCTTTAAGAAAGCTTTGACACGACCATATGCCCATTGATTGCGAGTCATGCCCGGACGATGCGATACGCTGAAAGCGCCTGCGCCTCGCCTGAATACAGCTTTGAGAGAGCCAAGATCGACTTTCTTGCTCTTAGCTTTGTATCGGTCGTTGTGCTTGTCGACCATACCTTGCAGAGCGCGCGCGACGCTCTCAGAGATCTCAATGCCACCTCGCTTGCCCGATGCTGAGCCTTGCGGGTTGGTCTTGCTCCCTTTGATCTGATCACGCTGAGGCGCTGGCGTTTGGGCTTTAGTCCTAGCCATTCTTGCGCCTCCTGATCGCTGCCTCTGCAAGAGATGCGACATTACCTGCGCTTGCTGTTCTCTCGAGCGCAGATCGTTGTGCCTCCTCGGGCAGGTCGCCAGCTCCTAGTCGCTCCCTGATGGCGCGCTCGAGCTCGTCGTCTGGTGTAAGCAGACCAGACGTTACGAGCTGAGGTAGCATCGCGAGAGACTCTGCTAGGTCGTCGGTATCGAGCCCGGTGTGCACGAGGCGAGGTAGCTTGCTTGGGTCGACTGTGCCGTAGTTCCATCTGATCAGCCTGCCTATGGTTCCTGCACCACGACGATCAACCCCGCTAACAGCAGAGGCCACAATATCGCACAGGTTAATAGCAGCTCGTCGAAATACACTTAAATGCACCTCACCTACTGAGCGCGAGCCGGTGTCGGTGATGCCAAGGTTGGCAAACTGCGCGAGAAAGGCTTGCGAGATTTGGTTGTCACACTCTTTGATGATGTCGAGCGGGCCTTGCGCGTAAAGGTTTGGCGCGCTCGCATACTGATCAAAGCTCACGACCGGGTTATCAATGAGGTATGCTTGCTCAGCTGAGAGGAAAGCTTGCGCCTGCGCCTCTGCCTCATCGATCATCGCGTTAATGTCTGCATCGGTTAAGCCGTGCATCTCAGCGACTGAACGATCAACCTTAACGCGAGGCGTCGGCACTGCCCAACGATCGACACCGACGCACATAAGATTGCTGACCTTTTGCTTGGTGCGCCACCACCACCAAACAGGGCGCAACATACCAGAGCCCTCGAAATTGCTGCCGGTGCGATTCAGGGTAAGCAAGATGAGCTTGTTTGATGGGATCGGTTCAGGCGTCTTGCCTACACCGACGACCTGTTGTTGCACACCATCAAGCTGTTGATTATCACGAGACAACCAGCGCAGATGCGCGCTCGGCTCTCGATCAGCATAAAGGTCAAGCCAGACTCGAGTCTTGCCGTTGAAGTCAGGGCCGACTCGATAGACCTCTTCAGCGTAGCGATACCCAAGCGGCACAAACTCGAGCAGGTATGATAGTTGCTCTTCCCAAGATTGAGACATCTGCCCTGCATACCCATCAAACCCAAAGCACTCATTACCAAAGCGCGCGAGCTCGTTGCACACTGGGTCGAGATCGTCTGCTGACTCAAAGCGCCAGGTCGCAGAGAGCAGGGTCTGCCTGAGCATGTGCCACGATCGACGCACGACCGGATCAGTGCGCAGCATGTCCTCAGCCTCACGCACCCAGTTGAGCCCGGTTAGCTGCGCGTTGCGCTCATAGCCTGAGATCATACCACCGGACAGCATGGTTCCGGTGATGCCTCGCGTACTAAAACGAGGGTGAAGCCCCCTCATGTGTCGAGGCGTCTCCTCTGTATCGGCTTTGTAGTCTAGCTTGCGCATGAGCCCTCGAGGGTATCAATAGATGATCGTTGGGCTTATACATGCGTCGGTTTTAGTGTTGGCTTAATCGGGCGCTTTGTCAAGCCCTGTATGAGGCCACCTGCCTCGAGCCTTTAGCGCCTCAAAGTCAGTCGGGCGCTCATCGGTACAGATCGATCTTGCGAATCGCCATCGATGAGGCTTGCCGAGCTCCTGCCACGATCGACAGCGCTCGCACCATGCAAAGTCAATCGTCGTATTTTGCGAGCTCATGTGTGAGATACCAGAGCGCTTTCTGCAAGTCCTCTCGCGCGTTGCCCTTGTGACTTGAGCGAGCGACGTACTTGACGACGTTACCGAGCGCGAAGCTGAGCCCCCATGCCTCGATCGCGTCGATCACTTCAACGCCTGATTCAGCATGATAGTGCTGAGGGTGATCGACTGCTGAGCTTGGCTCGTCTGCTGTGAGGTCGACTCGTTGCCGGCAGTTCAAGTCAGTCTCATGCAGCACGATGTCACTAGGTGCGAGGTAAGGGTACTCAGTCACGATGGATCTGCTTTCTGAGAGCATCAAGCTCGCCCTGCAATTTGAGGAGATCATCATGATAGTCATCAAGCCTCTCGATGATTTCATCTTGCTCCTGCTTCTCTAATTCAAAGCGCTTGTTTACCCACGTCCAAAGCATATACATGATTCCGACTGTAACGACTGCAACGAGGTTGTTAGGGTCGAGCAGCTTATCAGCAAGCCCAGGTGTCAAGGTTGGATCAGCCATTTAAAAGCCCCTTCGATCGGTGATGATGCCTGCGCGCTTGGTGCGATTCGGCTTGCGTCTAGGTGTGTATGTCGAGCGCGATACCTCGTCGGCCCAATAGTTAAAGATGCAGTCGTAGCGCAGTGCGTCAAGAGGATCCTCGCGACCGTCTTTCTTGGGCTGCTCTTTGGTATCCCAAGCATACGACATGAGCGCCTTTCGTATGCTGTTACCTGTAGCGCGCTCGCCCTTTGTCCATACCTCGCGTGTGATGAGGTAGCGACTGCGAGCAAAGGCGCGCTTGAGCTTCTGCACCCCATTGAGCACGTCGGTGCGCACTGGGTCGGTCGTATGTCGCAACGGCATGCCGATGCCCCCTGCCTCGACCGGCTTGGCAATCTCACGAAAGGCGCTGCGCCCTGTCTGATCGTTGCGCGCCTTGCCTGCCTTGTCTGCGCATCCTGCATCGAGCCAGATGCGAGGGCCGGGCGCTTGATCTCTGAGCGCACGAGGCCAAGCGACGCGCAGGATCATCTCCGCGAGCTGCTTGATCGTGACCTCTTGCGGGTTGATCTCGTGAGCGATCACAGTCGCCTCGCGCACCTCGTCATAGACCAAGATCAACACGCTCGGCTTTCTGAATCCCCAGTCGATCGCTATGCGCCCTGTCATCTCAGGCGAGTATTTAAAGTCGTCGATCACATGTGACTCGATGTCAAACTCTTGATACACGAGCCCGCTTGGTGGCTTTGGTCGATTCATGACCATCGCCTCGCGCTCATCTTCGGGCAGGAGCTCGGTTGCTTCAAACCAAGCTTCACTCAAGTTTGCCTCGTTTACATACGAGGTAAAGAGTAGAGGAGGGTTGCCGGCATCCTCTGCCATCTGGCACCACCAAGCATCTGCGACCGGCAGACCGACAAGTATCAGTGTTGGGCTCGGCCCTGATCGCAGGCGACCGAGCGCCTTATGCGCGACCTCAGCGCTTAGTGTTTGGCACTCGTCAATGAGCGCGACACCAGAGGTCACATTGATACCCTCGAGCGGGTTGTGCGAGGCATCGCGCGTGCCCGGTCGAAAGTAACTGCGACAGAGTACTGCGCTACCGGTGTATGTGTCGACCCACTGCCTGAGAGTATGGTTATATGTCCACCCTCGAGGCATGAGCCATTTTTCAATCTCTGGCATGAGCACCGAGTTATATCTGCTGTTCGTGTCGGTGATCAAAAGCGAGGTAGTGCCCGGTCGGGTCTTAGCGATAAACCACAGCGCGAACACGAGCGAGCTCGTCTTACCTGACCCCCAACCACAGCGCGCAGCGATCACGCGATCAGAGCGCCTTATGCCTCCGATCACCTCGAGTTGTAAATCGTTAAGGGTCAGATCACTCATGATCAGCCTGTAGCAGGTATGCGATCAAAGCCTGCTCATCGATGCGTAGGTTATGCTTGGTCGAGCCTTTGGTATAGCCTCGCACAATACCGCGCTCGATGTAGTCGAGGGTATAGTGCTTTAAACTGTACTCTGAGCAGTTCTCGGTCACGAATTGACGCAGGAAAGTGCGCAGAGGCATAGGCTTGTTGGGCCACTTGTAGAGCGCGAGCAAGGTCTGCTTGCGCTTGCGCGTGATGCTACTCCGAGCGATGAGCTGCTCGATGTCAGGTGTCTCTTCGACTCTGGGTGATGGTTGCTTGTGTGTCACGAGCTCAAAGAATTGTGAGACCTCGGTGGCAGAGCACATCGCGCGATCGAGCTCTGCCAAGCTGTGAAAGTATGCGCGACTCATCGGCCCATCTCTGCCGACTGATCGGCCCCAGATCATCACGACTGCAAAAGGTGTCTCGTAGTGCATCGCAGCGCTTTGAAAGGGTGCGCGATATATACCGAGCGCGACACACCAGAGCGCCTCGCTTTGGCTCGCGAGCTTTTGCAGGTTGTGCAGTTGGTTGCCCATATGATCGAGCACGCTGTCAAGTATCTCGCCCGGTGATCGATGGTCGTCGATCTTACGATGTCTCGTCTTGACCTCGAGCGCGACCTCTGCTGGGCCGTTGCGCCTTTGCAGCACGAGGTCGCAATACTCGCCCGGATCAGGCCAAGCAGGTCGACCCACCTCAAGAGGGCGCTTTGATGTTCGGTAGTTTGCCCAATCTGCCGACTCGATCACTGAGGTGAGGAGCGCTGCAAATCGGTTATGGATACGCACAGCGCCTGCGCGCATCTGCTCAGGCGTCCAATTAGCAGAGAGCAGAGGCCGGTTGATTTTGAGTTTGTTTTGTGGCATAGCTCTCTCGCTTGTTCTTTGCAGGATCAGTCGGCTTTGTGGCTTTGGTCGGCTGATCCTGCGGAGTTTTTATCTACTAGATGTTGCGTCTGCTGTAGCATCGCGATGACCTCTGGCACTCCGTCCTCTTTCTTGGTCGTGACCTCGAGCGCCTGCTTGTCACCATATAGATCAGGGCGCAGTTTTGACAGGAGCCACATAAGCGCGCGCGTATCATCCTTGCGCATAGCAGCTCCTCGGAGCTCTGCCATAATTGAGCCCTCGGCTGCGTGTCGTGCGTCCTCGACCTCTGCCTTGAAGTCGTCGTGCTTATCCATCCACTGATACACAGTCTTGCGCACGAGTCCTGCACCGACTGAGGCTGCCTCGATGCTGTGACCCTCCTCGAGCAGCCCCAAGAATTGCTCGACTTTCTTCTGCCATTTCGGAGCTTTGGGGCCGGTGGTCGCGCGCGCGTTTGGCACCTTTGAGATATTATTACCAGACTCACGAGCTGCGAGCCCTTTGAGGTCGTCTTTACTCATCAACTATCTCCCTCAAGATTAACCTTAGCGCTCGGTTGGCGCTGTGGCAGGTGTTCTTGTTTAGACCAAGGTGCTCGGCTCGTGCGTTTACTGTTATGTCGTCAAAGTCGAGATATGTTTGCGCGAGCGCGAGCTGTGTTGGCGTCGTGCATCGCTTGATCATCTCAGCCTTAATCACTGCCTTGTCTATCTCCCAGTCAATATGCGAGAGCTCATCAGGTGCAGCCAGGTGCTCGCGCTCGAGCATCGTGGTGACATAATCATAATCGATGCGACGATGGTTGCGCACATGATTAAGCGCGCGCCTCATCATGGTCGATGTGATCGCAGCGTCAAAGTTTTGAGTTAGATCGATGAGCTTGACGCCTCGATCAAGCATATACAGCACAGTCTCTGAGTAAACGTCTTTTGCGTCGTCGACTGTGAGCCCTACGCGACGCATCGCTACTGAGATTAAGAATCGTTGCAGATCAGCTAAGCGCTCGCCCATAATTTGCGCGCGCTGTCTTTCGTCGGTTGTATTCATTCGTTACTCGCTTATGTTAAGGCCATCGACCCTCACCCCAAGATGCGTCGCCCTGGTTGCCGATCGGGTTCCTCTCTGGCTTTGGGCCTACAAACTCCCAAGTATCGATGATCACGTCAAGGTCTTGCACCTTGCGACCCTCGCGCTCGTATTGATTTGTCTTGATCTTGCCGGTGATCGCGATAAGCGAGCCGACTTGAACATGCTCGAGGATGCTTGAGCCTGTCTTGCCAAAGGCGACGCAGTTAAACCACATCGTGCTTTTCTCGCCACCTTTAAGGCGCTGATTAACTGCGAGCGAGAATGAGGCGATGTCTTTATTCTGCCCTCGAGCCTCGGGTGCTTTTCCGACGTTGCCAATGAGCCAAACTCGGTTCATATTGATCTCCATTCGTGATAAGCGAACGAGGCGAGCGCGCCACCAAACGCGCTCGCCTCCCTCATGACCGCCCTTATTAACACGAGAGGAGCATAAATGATATACGAAAGAATTGCAACGCAGTCGGGCTCGGTGCAGCTCATTGATGTGATGGGCTCGCCTTTGAGCGTAGTGAATAGCGCTCGGGTCTCGATGGGCAAGCAGGTTGATCAGATGAGCGAGGTTGACTGGCGCTTGATCGATTATCTTTGGTCGCACGAGCACACCTCACCCTTTCGTCATGTGCAGTTTCAATTTCATATTAAGGCCCCGGTGTTTGTCTTGCGCCAGTGGATGAAACATCAGGTGGGGTGCGCATGGAATGAAATCTCGGGCAGGTATGTTCAGTTTGATCGTGAGGCTTGGAGCCCTGATGCATGGCGAGCGCAAGCCGACAAGATCAAGCAAGGCTCAGCTGGGCCTATGGCTGAGGATGATGCCCTTCGAGCTCAGATGATTTACGATCGAGCGATCGAGGCGAGCTTTAAAGCATACGAGGAGCTCTTGAGCGCAGGTGTCTGTAAAGAGCAGGCGCGCGCCTGTCTACCTCTGTCGCTGATGAGCGAGTGCTACTGGTCGTGTAGCCTGCACGCGCTGATCCACTTTCTCAAGCTGAGGCTTGACCATCATGCTCAGGTAGAGATCAGAGCTTATGCGAGAGCTGTGTGCGAGGCTGTGTCAGCTGTTGAGGGTATGCCTAGGCTTTTGAGCTTGGTGCTGTGACCTAGCGACCTTAAAGCTTCACAATCCTAACAGTGGTGATTCGCTGGAGCCTATAGCCTACAAGTTGCCAAAAATCAGAGCTCTTGATCTGCCTCAGTCTGCGATCTCTGCCTATTTGCCAGCCGTTATCGAGTAATTCACAAAGCACTTGATGCAGGTTAGTTGCTCCTATTTGTACCTGTACATTATGAGCGTAGTGCTTAAGCCAGACTGCATGTGGTGCCAGTCTATAGTTGACAGATAAAGCGGCTTTAAGATTATCGAGGTTGATTAGATGTTTGATGCCCTTAGTGTCAATCATCTTAATCCTGTCTGATCGTGTTGCGCTTCTGATCTTGTCTTTTGCAGCATCTGTCAGCAAAGGCTTGGTACTGCTGGCGATCACCTTATTGATGCATTTTGGATTACCGACATGCAGCGATAAATGCATAAGCTCAAGCTCTTTTAGCTCCTCAGTATCATCAGCAAAGCATAGGCACGACATGACCCATGTCGCATCCGGCTTAATTCCATAGTATTCACTCATCACAGATGATGAGCCTACATATCGACACTCTTGCTCATTACAGTGATAAGAGAGACCTGTGCATGTGTGTTTGCCGATATAGTAGACGCCTCCGAGGTCATCACATTTGATCATATAAAGCACATGCTTGCTCTTAAACTTGTTCTTATCAAGCTTGATGATTTTCATTAACGCCACCCATTCCCAGAGGAGCTCGCACGACGATCAGGGCCGACCATGCGCACCGGCTTGCCGAACATCTGAGCAAGTCGGCTCTCGGCTGCTGTGTTGCGATCGCATAGATCATCGAGGATCTGTTTAGGCACGAGATTACTCGTCATCACGATCGAGAGCTTCTTAGCCGACCAACGATCATACATCGCGCTGATCATCTCGAGCACTTGCGCCTTGTACCATGCCGACCAGTGACCACCGCCACCCATACCGCCAAGCTCATCGAGGCAGAGCAGGTCGACGCGCTCAAGCATCTCGTGAAAGTCGATGCGCTTGTCTCTGTTAAAGCTCGCTCTGAGGTCGAGCATGTATCCCTCGTGAGTGAGGAATAGTGCGCGCTTGCCGGCAAAGCACGCATGCTTGCCTAGTACATGGAGCATGTAGCTCTTGCCGTTGCCGGGCTTGCCGTACATCATCACGCAAGGGCGATCAATGGGATCTGACTTGCCATGAAGCCAGTCGAGCACAGCACCGACGCGCTCTGCCTGCTCTGGTGAATCCCACTCGTAATCGCGCAAGAGATGCTTGTGCGCGACGAAAGGCAAGCGAGCGCGCTCGAGATACTTGAGCTTCTGCCTGAGAGGGTGACAAGTCGGGCAGCGTTTGGCGATGCGCGCTTGACCGGGCTCGCCCTCAACGCTGATCCATCCCTGCTCGCACTCGTCGCAGTAAGGCAGAGGCGTCGTCGTGAGCACGCCCGAGGAGCTTACCCACTCACTAGCAGGAAAGTTTTCTGCATTGATCTCTCTATAGTTTACCATCCATTCGTCGCTTTCGTCGTGTGATCGGCCCCGGTTGCCCAAGCTCGATCGATCTCTTTCATTCGTTGCTGTTGCTCGATCGTCACTGTGTAGACGTTGCTCGGCTTGGGAGGCGCTGCCGGTGTCGAGATGCTTGGCAACTCGCCCGAGGCTTGAAGCGTTACCCAGTCGATCGCGCTTTGTGGTGCGATGAGCTCCTGAGTCATCTTGTTAAATAACTCATCACCGATCAAGAGCGCATCGCGCACATCGTAGCGTTTGTGGTGCTTGACCTGTCGGTGTACCTCTTGCCGATAGGCGAGGCGATCATCAATGCGCGAGACATACCAGAGGCCGTCGCGCAGCTCCTCGGTGATCGGCTCAGGTTCGTGCTTGTCCCAAGCATCATCCCAAGCGCGCTCGAGCGTCTTATCAGTCGGCTCTTGATCTGAACAGATTAGTTTTGAGTGTGGATATGTATGAGGCTGATCGTTTGGCACATGCTGCTTGCATCGATCACACCAAACACTCCCCCTCTCAAACTCCCAATACAATTCGCTCGACTCCTCGCGCGCCTCTAGCTCTTGCTCTGCCTCTGTATTGAGAGAAGATTGATCTATATTGATATTATATTGATCTATATTGTTATTGGGTGGCGAAAGTGACACCCCCCCTGTGTCACTTATGACACTACCCCAGTGGCGTTTATGACACCCATCTAGTGTCACATCTGACACCCCCTCTGTGTCACTTTCGCCACTAGTGTCATTGGTGACATCAGTGACAGATTCGACCTCTTTACCACTTTTGTCACCCATGTCACTTTCGCCACTAGTGTCACTTTCGCCACTAGTGTCATGTGTGACACTGCTAGGCTTAATCTCTGCCGGTGGCGCTGTCTGTGGTCGACCATCGAGTATGCTCTTGACGAGCTCCACGTTGAGCCTTGTGTCTGCCTTGTGATGTAGGCGAGGTGTGTCAGAGCGCAGCTCAACAAGGCGCTCGAGCCAGCCTGCTTTCTTGAGTGATGCCAGATGGCGTTTGACTTGTCGCTCGCCTTGGCTTGACACCTTGGCAATATCTCGAGCGCTTACCTGCCCTGTCCATGTGTGCCAGTCGAGGCGAGTGCATAGCATGATCAGGGTGTATTTCTGCGCTGTGGTTAAAGTCTCATCGAGGCCGATCGCCCGACGAACATCAAACTCTTTCATGAGAGCTCCTCTCGTTGGTGGTGCTCTATATATAGGTGAGCGCTCGCGCCTCGTCAACACAATTTGAATATTTTATGTTCACCCACTTGACAGATGTACTAAAAGATATTAAGAGATCTTATATGACACTTTGACAGGAGGCAGTCACATGACGCTCAACCAACGACTAAAGCAAGAGCTTAAAGCTGATCGGTACAACCTCGGGCACCTCGCGAAAGAGGCCAGCGTGACCCGCTCATACCTCTACACGATCCTAAGCGGCAACATCACGCCATCAATTCACGTCGCGACCTGTCTCGCGATGGCTGCCAACAAGCTCACCAACACAACCAGCTACACCCCGGACATGTTTATGACTCTCGCACAGGAGCTCGACAAATGAGCATGACTATCCTCATCGCATCTCTCATCGCCCTCGCCTTTGGTCTCGCTGGGCTCATTGCTGATAAGCTGACCAAGCCTGCACCGGAGCCTGAGCGCAAGCCTGAGCCCTTCACCTCTCGTCAATTCAAGGCCGATGAGATTGCATACCTCGTGCACCAGATCGCCATACACGACGCGATCCACCCGATCAACCCTGCCAACTATCACGACTCGACACAGCACAGCATCGAGCGCTGGGTCAGTGATCGCACCGGTCGTCGCTTTCAGATGACAAGCAAAGACTGGTTCAACAT